GGGGTGGGGGGGGGGGTGGCCCCCCTGCGCATACCCCCTCCCCCACAAGCCAGCGTTTACATATGGAAATCAACATCCCACTGCGTATTACAGTGACCAGTGGTTTGTCGGGGTTGGGTGGGCACCAACGGTCGGAGGTATGGAGTGTCTGCTAACATAGCGGCATGGCTGCAAACTCAGGAGCCGGTCTTACCGGCAACACGCAAACTCTTACCGGGACGGCGGCGCAGATCGTCGGTCCGGCGTCTTATTCTCGCCGTGTGTGGGTCTACAATTTGGACACTGCTGACGTGTACGTTGGTGGTAGTTCTGGGTTGACGACCGCTAACGGGTTCCCGATTCCGGCTGCGTCTGGCAACGAGTCGAACACATTCGGGCCGATTGACCTGCCGCCGCAGGGCGAGTTGTGGGGTATCGGTGATGCTTCGGCTCAGATCCGGTACCTTGTTCAGGACGGTGTTCCATCTATCTAGTTAGGAGATTCTGATGCCGATGGTGAAGGGTAAGAGGTACCCGTACACGAAGGCTGGTAAGGCTGCTGCTGCTCGGGCGAAGAAGAAGACGACTCGAAAGAATCGGTAATGCCTGCCAAGAAGAAGGCGCCTGCGAGGAAGAAGGCGAAGTCTCGGGTGAACGAGGCGGGTAACTACACGAAGCCTGCGATGCGTAAGCGCATGTTCAACGAGATCAAGGCTGGCGGTAAGGGCGGTAAGCCTGGTCAGTGGTCGGCTCGTAAGGCGCAGATGTTGGCGAAGCGTTACAAGGCTGCGGGCGGGGGGTACAGGAACTGATGCCTAAAGCTAAGTCTCAGAAGTCGTTGGATGCGTGGACGAAGCAGAAGTGGACTACGTCTGATGGTAAGCCTGCTCGTCGTAAGGGCGGGACGACTCGGTATTTGCCTAAGGCTGCTTGGGATTCGATGACTCCGGCGCAGAAGCGTGCGACGAATCGGAAGAAGCAGGCGGGCTCGAAGAAGGGGAAGCAGTATGTTTCCAATACGAAGGCTGCGAAGTCTGCGTCTAGGCGTGCTAGGGGTAAGTGATGCCGAAGAAGGCTGATCCTCGGTTGAAGCGTGCTGGCGTGTCGGGTTACAACAAGCCGAAGCGTACGCCGAATCATCCGACGAAGTCGCATGTTGTTGTGGCTAAGCAGGGTGACAAGATCAAGACGATTCGGTTTGGTCAGCAGGGTGTGTCTGGTGCTGGCAAGAATCCGAGGACGGCGAAGGAGCGGGCTCGTCGTAAGTCGTTCAAGGCTCGTCACGCTAAGAACATTGCGAAGGGGAAGATGTCAGCGGCCTATTGGGCTAACAAAGAGAAATGGTAGGTGATTGAATGGATGTTTGGGGGCCAATCAAGAAGTCTCCGTTGCGTTACGTGCAGGGCACGTTGGCGTGTGCGGTGGCCCACAATCTTGAACAGTTAGAGCAGGTACTTGATCCTGCTGTGTTGCAGGAAGCATCGAAGACTGGTGTCGTGTTGGCAGCTATGTTGACCGGCGGCGGTGTCCTGTACAAAGCCCCCCAGGCTGAACCTCAAACCAGCTGAGGTTCTGGTAGGATCGGGGGCATGCCCTCGGAACATCCCAACACGAAGTTTGATGCGGAGGCTCGTGAGAAGTATCTCACGAGCCTTCGCCGTGGTAACTTGAAGTATGAGTCTGCCAGGATGGCGGGCGTTGCGTATCGTACGGTGGAGCGCCGCCGGGCTGATGACGCCGAGTTTGCTGCCGAGGAGCGGCATGCGTTGGCGCAGGCCCGTGAGGGTGTGGAGAAGGTGCTGTACGATATGGCGCAGCAGGGTGACCTGGGTGCGATCAAGATGTGGTTGACGGCGCATGACCGTTCGACGTATGGCGAGAAGAAGCAGGTGGAGATTGACGCTACTCCGAACGCTGTTGCGTTGTCGCAGAACGAGGCGTTGGCGAAGGTGGCGGAGTTGCAGACGACGTTGGAGTCTCGCCGGTTGGCGTTGGAGGCTGACGGCGATGTGATCGACGTCGAGTCGGAGGAGTTGTGAGATGTTCTTCGACTCTGAAGACGACGACCTGTTTGTGTTCTACTGCGGGTGCATCTTCTACTACAGCTTTCCGGATCTGACGTTCTACCCGTGTTCTGATGATTGTGTAGTGATCGAGGAGACGAAGGAGTCGTGCGCTGAGGAGGGGTTGTCGATCAAGTGGCTTGATGATGATGATCGGGATGACTTCTCGGATGAGGATGTCCTTCGGGCGTACAACGATCCAGATTGGGATGACGACTAATGGATGTGGCTGCTCGTGAGGCGTTGTTGTCGATCCCGGAGTCGGATCTGGCGGTTGCGAAGCCTGAAGAGATCGAGTTGTATGCTCGGGCGTTGGAGTTGCATGCGCAGATGCTGTCGCCGCTTGACTATGCGGTGTCAGTTTCTGACGCTACCCGGTATCGGCATGTCGAGTTGTTGAACCGTTGGATCATGGCGCTTATGGATGGGCGCATGTACTTTGACGGGCCGGGTCCTGTTCCGGTTGATTCGGGCGATGTGGACGAGGTTGGACGTCCGATTCTGGTACATCCGATCCGGGGCGACTCGCCGGTGTACAACGTGGCGATCTCGATGCCGCCACGGCACGGCAAGTCGTTTCTGGTGTCTGAGCATTTGCCTGCCTGGTTTCTGAGTAACTATCCGCAGTATTCGGTGTTGTTGGCTTCGTACGAGGCGACGTTTGCTAGTTCCTGGGGTGGCAAGGTGCGGGACCATATTGTTGACCATCCCGAGTTTGGGATCGAGGTGACGGGCGGCCGCCAGTCGTCCAAGATGCAGTTCGATCTCGAAGGCCACCGGGGCATGATGAAGTGTGCGGGTGTGGGCGGCCCGTTGACGGGTTCGGGCGGTCAGTTGATTATTGTGGACGACCCGGTGAAGAACGCTGAGGAGGCGATGTCGGCTACGATCCGGGACGCTCAGGAGGCGTGGTGGCATTCGACGCTGTACTCTCGTCGTGAGCCGTGGGATGACGGAACGCCGTGCCGTGTGATTCTGATGGCGACCCGCTGGCACGAAGATGATCTGACGGGTAAGCGTGTCCCGGAGGAACCCAAGATGGGTGACAACTGGGCGAAGATCAACCTGCAAGCTATTTGGACTCCGAGCGACGATGAACCTGCGGACCCGTTGGGCCGTGAAGAGGGGCAGGCGTTGTGTCCGGAGCGGTTTACTGCGCAGGACCTGATCGAGATCCGAGACGGGTCCGCTGAGGGTTCGATGTGGTTCCAGGCCCTGTATCAGGGCGTGCCGTCGTTGGATGACGGCAACATCATCAAACGGCCGTTCAACTACTACGAACTTGAGGACGGGATTTATTCGACGACGGATGCGAATGGCGCTGTCGAGTACGTCGAGGAGTACGACTGCTACCGGTTCGCTACGTTGGACGTTGCGGGCACGGACACGAAACGGTCGGACTACACGGTGATGACCGTGTTTGACGTGTCGAAGGAAATGCCTCGACGGTTGTTCCTTCGGGCGGTGGAGCGGGAACGGATCACGACCGAGCATCACGAGTCGTTGGTGTTGGACTGGTACGACTATTACGGGTTGCAGGCGATCCACATTGAGGACAAGACGTTTGGTACGAACTTGATCCGGCGGCTTGTTGGTGCGCCGGGTGTGGTGGTGCAGAAGTTGAAGGCGGACACGAACAAGGTGATCCGGTCGCTTCCGGTGCAGTACGAGATTCTGAACGGTCTGTTGTGGTTCCCTCGTAGGGCTGACTGGCTGGGCGAGTTTGAGAGGGAACTCACGAAGTTCCCGAAGACAACGCACGACGATCAGGTTGATGCGTTGAGTTACGGCGTGCAGGTGTTCAAGACGTTGCCTGCGTGGGTTGCGCCTAGCCGGGAGCCGGTCACGATGGAGGAGCGGTTGGCTGCGCACCGGGCGGAGTTGGCCGGTAGGCGAGCCACTAAGCGCCGCAACATCCCGGTCATCGGCAGGTGGTGATCTGCTATGATGCTGGGAGCCCCCTAGCATTGGAGTGAACGTGGCTGTTTCGCACGCCTCATGGACGTTGATTGCTGATTATGGTTTGGACTCGCAGTTCTTTCACTGCTCGACGTGCGGCATGCCGCACCGTACCGGCACGGACGAGCCGGTGTTGCGCGGCAACCACATCGACATGGAAGGCTTCTATGACATCTGTGTCGATTGTGCCAGGCACGCCGGTAAGCTCGTGGGGCTTATTGACCCTGAACAGATCGACGCTGCGGTTGCCGAGAACGTCGAGTTGAAAGAAGCGAATGATGGATTGGCCCGTAAGTTGGAAGCGGCCCAGAAGCTTCTCGAAGCGTACGAGACGGCCGAGGATGCAGGACTATGATTGGGGCTGTGTGGGCGCTTGCCTTGACGAATGCTGCCCTCGTTGCGGCGATTGTTGCGATAGTCCGGAATGCTCAGGGTGAGCGTGAGCGGCTGACTGCTGCTGCTCTTCAAGCTAATCATTTGCCTGACGCTGCCCGTAGGGTCGTGAAGTCGCAGGAAGATGAGCGGGTCAAAGCGCATCTGAAGATGCAGAAAGAGTTGATGGAGAACGGCGGGATCTTTCCCGAACCGCCGTCCGTCAAGAAGCCTGAAGGCATTTAGGCTAAGATTGTCGCATGGCTGACACCTCTACGTTTACCTCCACGTACGGAGGCCAGGACGACAACGCCGCCGAGATTAGTTACCTGTATTGGGAAGCGGTCCAGGGTCTGCGGTCAGAAACCCGCGACTACTGGATGAACCACTCGTTCCTTCACGGATACCAGTGGCTGTACTTCTCTGAGAGCGCCGGTACGCTTGACGAGATCCCGTCAGATCCGGAACGTGTTCAGGCCACCGTAAACCGGATGTGGCCGAACACTCGAACGATTATTTCTACGCTGATGCAGCGTGACCTTCAGTTCGAGGTGCCTCCGTCGGCGGCCGACGACTCGCATGTGCGAGGCGCCCGTCTGGCAGAAACGATTGCTCGTGCCGTCTGCCACGATCACGACTGGGAGTCGTTGCGGGAACATATGTACTATGCCGTCATGAAAGGCGGCACCGCTGCGATGTGTGTCGATTGGGATCCGGATCTTGAACCTACCTTGGCGGACGACATGCAGGGGTCGCCTGACATCAAGGGCGACACGTACGAAGAGCATCTGAACATTACCCAGTTTGTGGTGGAGCCCGGCGCTCGTTACCCGGAGAAGGCACGGTACTGGATCAAGGCTGTTGCGTTGCCGCCGGAGCAGGTGCAGGAGATGTTTGATCTGGAGGAGTTGCCGCCTGCGGACGCTACCGCCGGTCTTGCCCCGTTCCACCGCAAGTTGATGTCGTTTGATCGTGGCGGCGACGCTGAGCTGACCGACCTTACGGCCGTGTTGACGTACTATGAACGCCCGACGAAAGACAACGAGGACGGGCGGGTGTGCGTCGTTGTTGACGACAAGGTCGTGTTTGATGACGTGTGGCCTTTCCCGTTCAAGGACCGCCTGAACCTCGTTATTGTTCGTGAGACCCTGCGAGAGAACCGGTGGACGGGCGACACGGTGCTGACGGCTGCCCGGCCGCTTCAGACGTTGATGAACGTGTCGTGGTCAAGCATCGCTGAGCACATGAAGCTCGCAGGTAACGCCCGTCTGATGGTGCCGTACTCCAGCATCGAGATGATGGATCAGCTCACCGACCTTGCCGGTGAGGTCGTGCCGTACAACGATTCGTTGCCGGTCAAGCCGGACTATTTGACTCCGCCGCAGATGCCTGCCTGGTGGATTCAGCAGCCGAACCGGCTGGCAGACGAGATGGACGACATCATGGGCGTCCACGACATTTCTCGAGGATCAGCCCCGGCCAACATCGAGTCTGGGTTTGGTTTGACGATCCTGGCTGAGAAAGACTCGACCCCGATTGGGCGTCTCACGAAGGAAGCTGCCGGTGCGTTCGGACGTTTGATGTCGATGGTGCTTGCCATCTACGAGGACAAGACGAAGGACTTGAAGCAGTCTCGTCGGGCGACCGTTCGCATTCCGGGCAACGCTCCGATCGACGTGCAGTGGAACGGCAAGGATCTGCGTGGGCAGACCACGGCGATCGTGCCGAAGGAAGCTATCTTGCCTCGGTCTCGTGCAGCGTCAATGGAGTTCGCTAAAGACATGCTTCAGACGTACGGCCCGCAGGAGATCACTCCGGCCACGTTCATTGCGCTCGCTGAACTTCCGAACGGCCGAGATCTGCTGGCGGTTACTTCGCCGGACGTTGACCGTGCCCGCCGTGAAAACGCCCACTTCGGGTTGGGTCGACAGTCGGTGCCGTTTGCGTGGGACAACCACGAGATTCACATTGCGGAGCACAACAAGTTCCGTAAAACAATCGACTACGAGATGCTGTCCAACGAAGACAAGGACATGATTGCCGAGCACATTCAGGCGCACGCCACGCTGGCTGCTGAAGAGATCGGTGATGCCCGTAACCGCACGAACCTTGACCCGGCGTTGGGTATGGCCCCGACCCCGGCCGAAGGTCCCAAGGTTGAGCCGTTGCCGCCGATGGACGGCCCGCCGCCCGCACCGATGACGCCGCTAGGCCCGCCCGACACTGTTGCGGGCCCGGTCGGTCTTCCGACCGTAGCGGCCGATGCGTTGGAGGGGATGGGTCAGGCAGGCCCGACCCCGGAGGATGCGGCGTCGGACATCATGGAGTTGATGCGTCAGCTCGGTGGCTGATCTGCTACAATCTTCGATAGCCCCTACCAGTGACCAGGAGTCCTGATGTCAGATGAAGCAACCCCCGAATCTTCTGCGACCCCGCCGTCGCCGGAGGCAGTGAGTGCGGCCGCCGAGGCGGCGGCCGTTCCGAAGGCCCCCGAGCCTCCTGCTCCTGATCCGGAGATCGAAGAGATCCCGGAAGGCGACACGTTTGATCGTGCCTACGTAGAGCGTCTGCGTAACGAGGCAGCCAAGCACCGTACCGCTAAGCAAGACATGCTTCGTCACTTTGACGGGTACAGCGACGCTGAACGCACAAGGTTCCTTGAGCTTGCTGCTAAACTGCAATCATCCCCAGAAGAAGCCCTGGAGGAGTTCCGGGGTGTCACCAACCGCCTTGCTGCCCAGCTTGGCAAGGAGCCTTTCATGAACGAAGCCCCCACCCCTGATCCGATGCCGGTGTCGGAGCCCGAACCGGTTGATGCTGGGTCGGCGTTGACCGCTAGCGACGTTGAACGTCTCGTGACCGAACGTCTCGAAGCTGAGCGTGTTGCTGCGGCGCAGCAAGAAGAGATCAAGTCGACGTTCGCTGAGGCTGAGGCGCTGGACGATTCGTACAAGGACCCGACGGTCAAGTCGTATCTGTTTGCTGTCGCTCAGCACAACGGCACGGATCTTGCTGGCGCTCACGAGATCATTCAGGCGCAGCGGCAGGCCGCCGAGGACGAGGCCGTTGAACGGTACCGGCAGTCGCTGCGTGAAGGTGGCACCCCAGGCCATCCGCCCCGGCTCCCCGCAGGCGACCCAGCCACCGCCACTAAGAACCAGGGCCCCCCGAAGACCCTGGAAGAGGCCCGTGCCCGTGCAGAAGAGCGCTTCCGAGCCACGTACGGCAACTAACAGCAGCCCTGCATAGCACGACGAAAGGCCGCCCTACGGGGCGGTCTTTCTGTTTGTGCTACGATAGACGTCATAGGCGCAGCGGCTGGCCCAACGCTCCTAGTGCAGCAGACGGGACTGGATCCTCGAAGCTCCCCAACCCAAACCAAACCTACGCCCTACGAGGGCAGAAAGAGGAAAGACCATCATGGCTCTTGACTTTTCCGCAGCCTCGGCTGCACTCAAGGAAGATTACCAGCCCGCTATTCGTGAACAGCTGAACCAGAACATCATGCTTCTGGCGCAGGTCGACACGAACACTGCGGACGTTGAAGGTGAAGAGGCGGTCCTGTCGCTTCACACCGGACGTAACTCGGGCGTTGGCGCCCGCGCCGAGTCCGGAACTCTCCCCACCGCTGGTCAGCAGGCTTACACCAAGGCTCGCATCCCGGTGAAGTTCAACTACGGTCGCATTCAGGTGACCGGCCCGATCATCGAAGGCATGAAGTCGGACCGCGGTTCGTTCACCCGTGCCATCGACTCGGAGTCGAAGGGGATCGTTTCGGACCTCAAGCGTGACGTCAACCGTCAGTGCTACACCCCGTCGACCGGCATCATCGGTACCGCTGTTACCGTCGTGACCGGCGCTTCGGGCACCATCGTGTTCGGCACCGAGGCTGAGGCCCGTCGTCTTGAAGTCGGCATGCTTGTCGACATCTACGACGGCGACTACGCTGCGGACGACACCTCCGTCACCGTTACTGGCGTGAGCGTCAGCACCAAGACTGTCACCTTCGACAACCTTGCTGCTACGGTCGACGCTGGCGACTGGATCGTGCGTGCGGGTGTTGTTCCGGTTGCCATCAGCTCGAAGGCTACCGAGGACTCCGCCAACGAGATCCACGGTCTGGAAGACATCATCAACGATGGCACCAGCACCGCCGGTCACTCGGGCGGCCTTGCCAGCCCGTGGCTCCACGGCATCGACGGCAGCTCGACCACGATCTGGTCTTCGTACCAGAACGACGTCGGCGCTGCTCCGACCGACTCGGTCTTCGAGGAAGCGATGGACGAGGTTTACCTCGACAGCGGTCAAGACGTTGACCTCATCGTCACCTCCCACAAGGCCAGCCGTGCCTTCGCTGCGACGCAGAAGTCGAACAAGCGCTACGTGAACAACTTGGACCTCCAGGGTGGCTTCAAGGCCCTCTCCGTCCAGACCGGCCGTGGCGAGGTTGCGCTCTACCCCGAGCGTGACTGCCTTGACGACGTGGCGTTCCTGCTCAGCACCGAGAACGTCATCCAGTGGGTCATGAGCGACTGGTCGTTCATGGACCGTGACGGTTCGGTGCTCAGCCGTGTGGCGAACACCGACGCCTACGAGGCTACGCTGTACAAGTACCACGAGCTTGGTACCGACAAGCGTAACGCTCACGGCAAGCTCACCGGCCTGACCGTCTGAGCCTGACAGCTACCTGTCACTAAGGAGGCCCGGGCTTCGGCCCGGGCCTTCTGCCGTTGTGGTAGCATGAACGCCATGCCCCTGAAGCCTGTATTTGACCCCCGCCAGCAGATTGCTGACCGTCTCATCCGGCCGTTGCGTGAAGGCAAACCGGAGCTGGGATGGCAGGGTGATCCGTCGCTGGTTCTCGTGTTTGAGCGCATCTCGAACCGGTGGGAGTTGTGGCGGCACGAGCCGCTGCGAGGCGAACCGGATCGTCACATTATGGTCGCTAAAGGCCCGGTGGGGCAGGACTTGAACGAGGATGCGGTCAACTTGTTGATTATGCGGCTGCGGGATGCGGACACGCACCGGGGCGGTAACAGTGCCGAGTCGATCGTTGAGAACGCTATTGCGCACAACGACCGGTTGACGAAGAACGCTAACGCTAAGGCAGCGGACGCTATCGCTGAGCCTTTGGCTAAGTTCTATCACGAGGCAGGCAAGGCGCTGGGCGTTACGCAGACTACGTTCGGGTTCTAGGTGCTAGACTCGTAGCATGGCTACGCAGCTCTCCGAAATCCGCACCGAGATCCTTGAAACGGCCGGGTTGGCGTCCGATGACTCCCGCTTCCCGGACGCTACTATGAACCGCATCGTCAACCGGGCGCTGCGGGCAATCAACGCTGAGCGTGATTGGCCGTGGAACCAGCGGCAAACGAACCTGACGACCACCGCTAACGTCCAGTACACCAACTTTCCTACCCAGCTGTCTAAGGTGCTGCGGCTAGAGATCGAAGGCCGTAACTTGCAGCAGGTGACCCCGCAGGAAGGCGGCACCTACTCGCAGTTGACCGGCGAGCCGCACGTTTACTGGGTTGAGCACGACAAGATTCATTGGGGCCCGGTCCCTGACGGTGCGTACACGGTGTACTGCGCCTACCACGGTTACGAAGACGCCTTGTCTGCCGACGGCGACACTCCGAACCTTCCCGACCGGTACATTGACTGGCTTGTTCAGACCGCTCTGGTCCAGATTTCTCAACGTATCCGAGACACCGACCTGTACTCGATGGCTGACCGTGAACGTCGTGCCTGGTCCCGTAAAGCCGCCGACGACGCCCGCAGGTCCGCTGCATCATCAAAGGTGAAGTCACGAGACGATTGGTGGATCTGACATGAAACGCTCCGTGCGGACGTACTCGGAGTGGCGTCAGGGTTCATCGGCTTCGGCCGATCCGGGCAGCTCCGAATACAACAGCGAGAACGCTCAGGTTTACGAGAACGGCAGTCTTGGGCCTCGACCGGGTTGGAAAGCTATTTCTGACTCGGCGGGGACCCGTGTCTTTGACCCGGCAACCGACTCGCTGCTGGGCCTGAGCTGGTATCAAGAAACGGACGCCGCCGAATATCTGGCGGTCGTGTTCGACGATGCCGGTACCGCCAAGTTTGACACGTTGCCGCTGGCTTCCCCGACGTGGGCTGCCGGTCAAACCCTGACCGACCTGGCAACCGGCGCAGACAACCTGTACCCGCCGAACTACGACGACACCGCCAAGGTTCTAACCTCGTTCGACGGGTCGATCCTGTCCTCCCTCGGCCCTCACCTGCTGTTCGCTACGGCCAGCTCGATCGGCACCGTCGCAGCGATTACTACCGCCGACGGCGACGCCCGATCGGTGACCGTCAACCGAGAACGAGCCTACTACTGGGGCATCAACGCCCGACCAGGACGCATCTACTACTCGAACGCCGCCGACTTCTCGACGGTAGAGTCCACGTCGTCGTTCGACACAAACGCCGACGTAGACTCCTACGCCGGTGCCCCGACGGGTGCGTGGTCCGTAAAGAACGCTCTGCTGATCGCCTGCAAAGACAACCGGTGGCTTGTCCTGACCGGCGCCTCGCCCGATACCGGCTCGCTCAAAGAGCTAGGGCAAGACGTTGCCCCTATCCACGGCACCGCCACGATCGTAGACAACCAGCTGTGGTTCCTGTCCCCGACAGGCCACGGCCTCGTGGTCGCCACCCCAAGCTTTGTTGAGTCAGAAACGCTGCGGCATATGTCGCCGTTGGCGTACCCGGGCTCAAGTCTTGCCCGCCCGAACAACTCGTTCATGCCGCAGTCGGCGGTGGGTGACGACATCAACGGCAACCTGATGCTGCCGGGCCGGTTGACTGGAGATAACGACGAGATCGTTGCGGTCGAGCGAGTCAACGAAGTGTTCAACCTGTCTCGCTGGGACACCGACACTGCCCCGCAAGACATCGTGTTCTCGGGCGGGCGACCCAACGAAATGTACGCTGCTGCGGACCTTGGCACGTCGTGGGCGTTCTACAGCCGAGATCACACCCTGAACCGTCCAGCTAACTCCGGCGACAGCAAGTCGGTGTCGCTGGCAAACGAAGCCAACACTGCCTCCGGCACGGACGTGGTCGTTGATCTCGGTGAGGTGTCTGCCCCGGGCGGCAAGATCGTTCGACCGATCAAGGTCGTGCTCGACATCGACTACTGGAAGGGCGGCAACTACTCTGCACCGGAGTTGGCTGTAGACGCAACGGTGCTTGGCACGGAATCCACCACCCCGGAGGATTCGATTGTTCAGCAAACGGTCACGACGACCGGTTGGGCTGACACGTCCGGCGACTCCCCGTACAAACGTCGGGTGCCCGTGGCGTTGCCAAACACACAGTTCGGCACCAAGTTCCGGATCCGGCTCACGTACGACAACATTGCCCTAGACAGTGTGCAGGTGTACTACGACGAGCAGGATGACCCCAGATGAGCGGGCGCACATTCACGTATCAGGGCAACTACGACGACTTCGTCCGCTACCTGCTTCCTGACGTTGAAATGTCAGATCGGCGTAAGTCGGTCGGCATTGGCGACAGCATGCTTCGTGAGGTCGAAGAGTTCTTGAACCGGTTCGTGGTGACCGCCGTCAACGACGCTGGTGACATCATCTTTGACGCCGCAGGTTCGTACACGTTCCAGGGCGACGTGATTATCGGTGGCGAGCTTCAGTCCAGCAACTGGGTTGATGACACGGTCGGGTGGCAGTTGCGGTCCGACGGCACGTTCGAGTTCAACAGTTCCGGCGATGTCCGGGGCGATTTGGGCGTGCACGGCGACATGACGATGTTTACCGGCGGCGCTATGAAGACGAACGCTTCTGGTTTGCGTGCGGAGATCTCGGAGGCTACGACCTCGACGTCGATCGTTGGTGGTTCTGCGGACTTTGCCGGTGTTGACTTGTTTACGGGTGACGCTGGGGAGCTAGAGCCCGGCTTGTTGGGCGTGTCGAACAGTGCTGCCGGGTACTCTACGGTGGTGCTTGCTGGTGCTGATCTGGCTGGCGCTGCTCAGCGGTCTTACGTGTACTTTAGTTCTACTACTGCTGGTAATACTGAAACTCGGTTGAGCGATCCGTCCCGGACGTATTTGACGGCCGGTAGTTCTTCGGTTGACATCAACCAGACCGGCATAAACGTCAATGTTGCAGACGGCGATCTGGACCTCGCTGTAAAGAACCTTCCTTCCGGTAGTTATCAGGACAAGATCAACTTGGCGGAGGATCTGTTTACGGTCACGTTGAGCAATGCTGAGCGGATGCGGCTGGACACTACGGGGTTGAAGGTCGACACCGACACGCTCGTCGTGGACTCGACGAACAACCGCGTCGGGATCGGTGACGCGTCGCCGACGAAAACGCTCCACGTCAACTCGGGCACGATCAACCAGACCTCCGTGTTCGAATCGACCGACGGCACGGCGTGGATCGGGATCAAAGACAGCGCGTCGAGCAGCGACCTCCACGTCGCTGTCGGCGCGGTCGGGAACGAGATGCGGCTCCGAGCGGGCAATGCAAATCGAGTGGCAATCGACGCCAACGGGAACGTCGGGATCAAGACAACGAATCCGGAGTCGATCCTCCATCTCAATCCCGGCACGGACGTCACGCCGGACGGCAACGGCGTCGGGCACATCATGATCGACGGGAGCGGCTACACGTCGTTCTTCACGATGGACGGCACCGGCACCTGGATCGGGAACAACTCGACGAGCCGGTCAATGATCCTCGCGACGAACGAGACCGCTCGTCTGACGGTCCTCGGCGGAGGCGACGTCGGAATCGGGACGACGTCGCCGACTCAGAAGCTCGACGTCAACGGGAACCTCCGCATCCGGACCGGCGTGGACGGCGGCATCGAGTTCCGACCGTGGACGGCGTCGAGCAGCTACAACTCGATGGCGAACACGAACCACACCGGAGGGGAGTACACGATGCTGACGACAGCGTCGGCGACGTTCCTCTCGGTCGGAGCGGGAGGGTCGGTCAATATCCGACCGAACGGGAACGAGGTCTCCGGGCTGTCCGTCCAGACGACCGGGACGTTCATCATCGCAAAGTTCCCCGGCGTGTCCGGCTACTCAACCGTGCGGCGTCGTAGCTCCGACGGACTCCTCGGCTACGCGTCGTCGTCGCAGCGGTACAAGGAGAACATCGTCGACGCCGACGACACCTGGCGGCGGATTTACGACCTCCGACCGCGCGACTTCGACTGGCGCGAGTCGATGTTCGACACCGACCCGACCGGCGTGCCCGACGACCGGAGCGACTACGGTCTCATAGCGGAGGAGGCCCACCTCGTGATGCCGTCGATCGTTGAGTGGGCGGTCCCGAACGTCGAAACCGAGGTCGACGAGCACAACGAACCGATACCGCCGGAGACCCCACCCGACCCGATCATCGAGGCGGTCGACTACGAGAAGCTGTCCCGCTACTTCCTCCCGGCGATCCAAGACCTGAACGCACGGGTTGCCGCACTAGAAGCATGATAGGATGTGACGTATGAATGAAGCCACGCCCCTAACCTTCAATGACGAACAGCTCCTAGCTGCCCTCAAAGCAGCCCCAGAGCATATCCAATCATCCGTAGCAATCATCGCAATGCAAATGGAGCTGGCGCAGCGTCGAGCTGCCGACACCAACGAGGAAGACTGACCAATGGCCCAGATGGCGACCCGAGGTGACCTCGCCTCAGCACTGTTCAACGCACTCGGCATCGAACCCACATCCAGTGGGCGCTTTGGCGATGCCGGAGAGCTAGACGCCGCCACCTCGACCCTCGCTGACCTGGGCATTACGAACGGCATCGGCGGCGGCCAGTACGGCACCGCCCAACCCACGACCCGAGGGCAGGCGTTCACCATGATCGCCCGTGCCCTCGGGCTCGCTGACGCCAACACCACCATCCAGCAGGCGTCGCAGGCGCTCGTCAACGCCGGTATCGTGCAAGGCTACGGCGGCGACCCGAACAACCTCGGTATCAACGACCCGCTCCAGCTTGACCACCTCGGGCTGCTTGTCAACCGGCTGGAACCCGAGTTGGAGCGGCCGTCCGGCGATATTGGCGGCGGCACGGTGGCCGACCGTATCGTTGACCAAGCCGACCAGGCCCGTGACGAGAACGTGGCCCGGCAGGACCCTGCGTACGCTGCGTACCTTCGGGGCGTGGGCATGCGGTCCGCTGAGATCGCTGACGAGATCGCTTTGCGTCAGGACCTGTTTGCTGAGGACGCACGTCGACGTTCGGATGCGTACGCTCGGGCGCAAGAGCAGGCCATGCAAGGCATCCAGACCGGGTTCGAGCAGCGTGGCTTGTTCCGTTCCGGCACTCGGATGCGGTCCGAAGCGGAGAAGCGTCAGCAGTTGGGGTACGAGCAGGAAGCGGCGCAGGCTGGGGCTCAGCGAGAGTACGAGTCTGCTATTCGTGCGCTAGAGCAGCAGCAGACTGCGCTTGATCGTGAAGCCGAGCAAGAGCGTATCGCTGCGGCGGCTCGGGGTATTGAGACGGAGATTGAAGAACCGTACAATGGCTGAACCTCGTAAACTTGACCCGGAGTTGTCAGAACCGGAGCGTCGTGATTTGGTGCGGCGGATCACTGAACGTGGATCTCGCGGGTATCAGGCAGAAGAAACGACGGTGCAGCCGAGCGTAGATTACGCTGCGGCAGCTGAGGCTGCGGTTAGGGCCGATCCGGTGGTGTTGCCGCCGTCCGCTCAGGAAGAGCTGGCAGGAATCACGGGTCAGGTAGCGGATGAGGCTCAGCGGTTTGCTGCGGCGCAGCGTGAGATCTTTGAGCGGGGTCGTCAGCGCGAGTTGGAGGCCGGTCAGCAATATTTCGATCAGGGCGCTTTGGTGCGTGAAGCGACCGACTTTGCGTTGGCCCGGTATTCGGAACAGTTGGCTGAGGATGAACGGCGACGTCAGGAAGCTGCCCGACAGGCCGCCAGCGCCTTCCAGAGCTTCTCTCCCTTCTCCACAGGCGATTCTGGTACTAGGACACCTGGGGCGCTTGAGACGGCGTCTCCGGAGCTTCAGGGGCCTCGTCAGATTGTTCGTCAGCCCGACCCGGATCTGGTCGACGACGCTTACGAGAACTTCTTTGCTCGCCTGCCTGAGGACCAGATCGACGACGCTAACCTGTTGACGCAGGCGTACGACGGGATCTTTGACGAGGGCATGACCGCCGCTCAGGCGTACTTCGCTCTTGGTAAGAGCGAGGCAGAAACTCGCAAGCTGCTTGCCGAAGGCATGGACGCTGCTGGCATGTCAACCTACGACGCTAACCGGATGGCAGGATACATCGTCACGGCGTACGCCCCGTTGTGGGAAGGCGACTTCTCAGACAACCCACTCGACCCGTTCCGGTTCGCTCCCTCAGGGCTCGAAGAACAGACCCGCTTCGGCGGCTACACCGCACCGGTGACCGGCCAGGCAGCAAACACGCCCCGCCCGAACACGTACCTGACGAGTGTGTTGAGGTCAGAACCGGCTGGCGGCCGGTACTACTACGCACCGGTGACCGGCCAGGCGGCGAACACTCCACGTCCGGACACTTACAGTGGACGTGACTACTACGCACCGGTGACGGGGCAACCGGCAAACACTCCACGACGGGAAACATACCCTACGGCCCGACGAAGGCCCGAAATGATTGGCGCCCCGTATGCTAGTGCCGCCAACACATCCTACGGGGACCTGCTTGAGAAGTACGGCATCGGCTAAACTAGCTCTATGAGTATCCTTGAACAGTTCGAGGAAGACGGTCAGCCGACGGGCACGATCCCGTCAGCCCCTACCCCCGGCCCCGTAGTAACGACAGCCCCGGCAGCCCCGATGTCTGCCCGGGACCGGATCGTTCAGGGCGCACAGAACGCCGTCGCCAAAGCAAACCAAGACGCCGCCGACGCCCAGTTCGCTATCGACACGGACGTTGAAGAAGGTGTCGACCCGGCACAAGTCAACCAGCTGCTGTCCGGTCTGGGGCGACTCAACTACGTCGCAACGCAAGACGAAGGCGACGAAGACCTACAGAACTTTGTTGCCTACAAGCTCAAAGCACTCGTTGACCAAGGGCTTGCCCCGGAGGAATCTCTTCGCCAGTACGGGCTGGCCGAGGTTGATCTTCCTGACGACCCTAATTTCTTTCAGAAAGCCGTCGGGGCAGCCGTTGAGTTCCCAGTGCTGGGCGACGTCCTTGAATACATTACGGACGTGTCCGAGGGCTTCACGATGGCGTGGGCGCTGGCGCAAGCCGACGACCAGAACCGGCATTGGGAAATGCTGGACGCTATCGGCACGGGCTTTGCCGGTAACGACCAGAAGCAGGAATACCTGGATCTCGTAGATAAAGACGGCGACGGTGTCGTCAACTTCCGAGAGATGCTCGGTCTTGACCCGAACGCCGGTGAACGAGACGACGCTGACAGTTTCCTTGAGAAGGCATTCAACTACGGTATCGGTGCCGCAGACACGCTCGGGCTCGTCGGCACCGACCCCACCTCGTACGTCACGTTCGGTTTCGGCACCGTTAGCAAAGCCCGCCTCGGCATGCGTGCCCTTGAAGAGGTAGGCGGGGAAGCTATGGTGGCTGCCGTCCGGCGGGGCGGCATTCAGGTGCTTGACGAGGTGCAGCAGCGGGCCGTTCAGCGCAGGCTAGTCGAGATCATTTCGGAGAGTGCCGACACGGTGCGCCGCCGCCCTAACGAGGTTGCTCGGGGTATCGCTGCTGGGTCTCAAGAAATGATCGAGCACCGTGCCGTGCAGCAGATGGTCCAGATGATGCGTTCCCAGAACGCTATCGCCCGAGGCGGCCGGGCCGTCCGATACGGGATGCCGGGCCGTCGCCAGTTCGGAGACCTCGTACCTGACCTTCCCCGAGTTCGGTCGTTGTACGACGTCGAACCTCGGTTCACTGGAGCTAGGGTCCGTCGTGGGGTGACGGATCTTCCTGCCGTGCAGCGGGTCGCTCGTGGCCTTGACTTTATCAAGCCTCGTGCCGCTTTGAAGCGTGCGTTCGGCGGCCGCATCGAGCGAATCATTGACGACGTGCGTGTGCAGGCAGGCAGCCTGCCCGATCATTTGCTTGACGACATGAACCGGCGGGCCGTTGGTGCTCAGCAGCGGGCCGTGCGTGAGATGAACGACAGTCGCGCTGCGAAGGTTCCCGGCATGCGCCGGGTGGGTGCGGCCGACACGTTGGAGGACTTGAACGGCTTCGTGCGTGAAGCGTTGGAGGGTGGCCGTCCGCCCGGCGGTGTGGGTCCGCAGCTTGACGCTGCCCAGCAGGTCGCCAAGGTCGTTGATGATCTAAACGCTCGGGGCTTGCCTCGTGCCGCCGAGTACGTCGAGACGATGGCTGCGATTCGGGAAACGGTCGAGGACGCAGCCCGGCGTGCTGGTCTTCCCGAAGAGTACCTGAACCTGCGTTACATGCCTCGTGTGTTGACGCGTGAAGGTCAAGAACAGATCGCCAAGAATAGGGTACTAGCCCAAGAACTAGGCATCTCGCCCGACGCTGTCGCTCA